AGCAAAGCGTTTATTCGGAATTGTACAGAATGGCGGAAGAGCGTCGGTATAAATCTGGGTGGATATCGAATCAGTATCGTAATATTTTTGGCGTATGGCCGAAAGGACTAAGGGATGTTGGCGTGTCCGTCCACCATGCATTGATAGGCCAGCCGAAACGCAATACTGAGATCTGCCAATTGTTCATCGGTCAGGACATTTTTTAATTCATCAATCCGATTCCGACGATCAATGATTGCTAGCCCTCCGATTGTCGATACCGGGCGAGGCACGTATTTTTTGCGGCGCTTGCTCATTATTTCGCCATCATCATGATTGACATATTCAGAAAAAAAGCCGATGCCCAATACCCGACCCGCGGCCAATTACTCTCGAATGCCCATCGTACCGCGGCCGCAGCGAATAGTGCCAGTAGGATCATGTCGAACAGTGCGGGATGACGTAGCCAGGTCATAGCCAAACTCCCGCTACGCCCCGATTCCCGGCCTGCCATTGCGTCCTGGAGTCATCCCGCAGCCGATCCGCTGCCGGCTTGCCCCGCCGCTTTTCCACCATTTCAAAATATTTCATCGTTTGGTACCTGTCGGTTACGCGCCATGCTAAGCATTGACGAACTTCGCATTGATGTCGATGTTTCTCAGTCACGTCGATGCTTTTGGCTTCCAGTTCAGCGGCGCCGGTTTGAGTTTCGCAATCACGAATCGGGCGGATTGTTTTTGGCTCAACGCGGCGCGGCTCTGCGCGGTTTGGATCAAGCGCAGTTCGCCGGAGCGGGCGAGATGGCCTGGTCGAGTCTGCTTCACCGCGCCAACCTTTTCAAAATTCTTTCGCGGTATGTTGGTATCGCGTCTTTCTCTAATTCATGGCTGGTTGAAACTATCTTTTCAACAACTCTGCGCGACTCATTTAGTCCCGGCGTCGAGCGATGTGCGTCAAGAGCCATACAAGCAAGGTCATCGAATGGTGTTTCGTGCCCAAAATATTGGTATGCAATCGCCTTAACAATTCCAGTTGATGTGTTTAAAAACCATTCTTTCGCCGCATCTCTTACCTTATCGGCGATTTCATCATCGTCGTAAATTTCGCCCTGTAAGTCGCACATCAAATCGAAAGGGGATTGCAAAATTCGATTGCACTTCCACCCCGGTATCCGATATATAGTCCAGCCATCTCCGGCCAACGCGGCATCGCGAATCGCGTCTTTTTCTGGATTGTGGTAATTTTTCCCGTCACATTCTATTGCCACTTTTAGAAATGGATTGGCGAAGTCAAAAAAATACTTCAAAACAGGAACCTGCGGAAACATCACAATCGGCTCACTACGAATATCAATCCATACTGCGTTTTCAATTGGGGTCATATGCGACGTAAAATTCAGCGCATAAGGATCTGAGCGCATATCACATGTTTTGCTGTATGCCTCGAACATTTCTGGCAATGCGGCCCTGTAATACCGCTTAATTTCAGCAAAATCCATCATGGCCGCTTTTCCTCTAGCGCCTCTTTTGCGAATCTGACTTGCAACGCACTCAACGTCTTATCGCCACGCTTTTCGCACTCAATGATTAACTTAGCCCACCGACGATGATCGGTTTTTGGCACCAGAACTGCGCCAGCGCCGATTTCAGCCAATACTTCGGCCGCCTTTTCCTTTGATATCGCAGGCGCCGGCAATTCGATCAGCGGCGCCTTAATTTCGGCCCACTCGCCTTTTTCCATTTGCGCCGCAAGTGCTAATTCCCATCGCGCCTTAACTTGCGAAAACGTCTGGTTTAGCAAATCGAAAGTCATCGGCGCCGCCGCCCAAAATATCCCCGGATGCGACCATTCGCCCATTTCTCCACGGCTGCGTGCCTGAACGCCAGCAACCGCTTCGTAGTACGCCACAACAGAATCCACTCCAGGACGACACATTTTCTTAAATTCCGGCAAGCTAGGGGGCCAGTCTCGCGAGTCGAGCAATGACACGCCGCGCTTCAACTCGTTTGGCATGAGATCGGCTAAGCGATGGCCCCAATGTAATTTCAATCCTTCTGCGTCTGCGCCGCCCCACTGGTCTGAAAACTTCTTGCCGTACTCAAAAAGCATTTTCTCGAACAGGCTTTCGACCCAATGCTTCGGCATTGCATCAGACGGCCAGTTAGTTGATATCGATGAAAGTTGCTTGCTCATTTCGCGTTTTTCCGGTTAGCGCGTCAGCTATGTCGCGACTTTTGTCTGTTGCTGTTTTGTACAATAGTGCAGATGCGCGCGCCTGCTGACCTTTCTCGTTCCTTACCCAATTGCGCCAAGTTGCGGTCCAGTCTGTTTTTCTGCCCTTCAACCCAGGTTGGGCAATCCAATAATCCCGAAACCGTGCGGCAACCGTCGCGACCTGTAGGTCTTGCCTCTCGGTTTTGCAAAACTGCACCTCGATGTCGTTCGGCTCCCAATCAGGTGGCAATCGCGTAGCGAGTGCAGACTCTGTTTTTGACCTTGTTTTTGAAGTTATAGGTAAAGGTGAAGGTAAAGGGCATTCCTCATGCATATCCTCAAGCATGCTTTTTGGAATGCTTGGAGCATTGCTTGGAGCATTGCTTGAAGTGTCGCTAACTGGAGGCTTACTCCATCTCGATTCTGCTGCTTTAGCTGCCTTCAGTTCAGCTTTTTCCTTATTTTTCCGCGCGTTATCGAGTTCTTTTTCGATCTTCCCGTGAACCCACCGTTCGTTTTTAATCTCGAAAAACCCTTCCAGCGCGACCCGTATTTTTTTCCAATTTCCAAGCGTGCAGCGGGCCACGTTTGCGAGAATTAAATCATCATCTGGAGGGGGGCCGCTGCGCCAATAATCCATAATAAGCAACAGATATGCGCCGTGCTGCTCAGTCGTTAAGCGCGTTGTGTCGGCAAGGTAGCTGCCAATGAATAGCGGCATCCAAATATCTGCCTTTGTCATTTATTGCCACCAAAGAAAGTTTTCATCATGTTTTGCAGGATCAAGATTCTTTCAGGAAGAGGCCGGGTAGTAAATCCGGCGGGTAAATGCCCGAACGATGGCACAGGCATTTAGCCCTGTCGCTTCCTGAAAAAACCCTGAAAAGTTGAAGTTCATTGCGCCGATCGTTTAGGTAAAGTCGGATTACTAGCCCGGACTGTAGATTGCATGATCGCAATCGAATTACAGCATTCTACACCAACATTTTCGTTTGCGCAAGGTTTTGGGGCAATGTTCTTTTGCTGCAATGCGGGAGATTTAGACTGCTTTAAGGGATTTTAGTTTTGCTTTATATTCGGATTCGATTGTTTGGCATTCTTCGCGCGTCCACGATCGCTCTTTTTTTGCGTACTTCAGCCGATCAACCTCATCCTGCCCAATCCTGGCCGGCAATCGCGCTTCGTATTCTTGCGCCCGGCCGCCGCCAAACACGTTGCATTGGCGACATTGAAGATGTATATTCGCCGGATCATAGCGGGTTCCAGACGACGCCCCGACGCTAATCCAGTGGCCGGCGTGCCATTGCTCAGCATCGTTCGTTCCGCATGTGATGCACCCGTACCCGGCCTTGAGGTCGCGCTCTCGGCAATACTCATTCACGGCCTTTTCTGCGCGCTTGAGCCAATACTGCCGCGGCTTGATTGCCATCTTGCGCGCCGCCAGCTCTTTTCGTTCCGCTTTGGCCTTTTGAGCCTTTATTTTTTCAAGTGCTGCCAATGCCAGCGTTAGCCCGCAATCGTCGCTGCAAAACGCTATCCAAGGCTTTGCCGGAACAAATCTAACGTGACATCCTTTGGCTTTGCACTTCCGTAGTTTTGGTTTAATGGTCATGCCGGAGTCAATTCATCCGACCACTTCACTCCATGCTGCGCGCCGAATGCAAAAAGATATTCGATGAATTGTGCCGCTTCCTTAACATAGAAGTCGCGCGATTGAATGCCAAGCTGCACAATTCTGCAACCATCCAGGCTTGGAATTACGCGGCCATCGTGATGCAATGGCGTTCCGGCTAATCGCATTTCTTCAGAAAATTCGTCTATCAGCAATCGCTTCATGTCGTCCAACTCCCACTTACGCCCGATGTGCTCAACTTGCTTGGAAATATCACCGATCATCGCGTGATAGCGCTCCTCTTGAATGCGTTTTTTCTTCGGCTCGCTGAAATCAACCACAGAGCCATCAGGCGCACTCAAGCACTCTTGAGCGGCCCGACTGCGCGCTAGATCATGCGCTAACACGAAATGGCGCTTGTAGGTCATACCGAATACCCGATCCAGTATTTAATATGGTCACGAATCGTAGACGCGCCAACACCGTATTTCCGGCCAAGCGAAGCATACCCGCTGCCGCGCTTCGAGGCGTGTTCTTTGCGGATCTCTTTTATCTGCGCTTCGGTTAGAACTTTGCGGCGGGTCATGCGCTCACCTTGTCAGCTCGGTCGCGCGCTGCCGAATCGGAATACCCCTGCGGATATCGTTTCGACAGTTTCGCATAGTTATGGTCGGCAGCTTGTCCTATCGTGTAGCCGTGTTGATCGAGGATCGCGGCGATGTAAAACATCAGGTCGCCACATTCTTCGATAAGGTTTTCGTGATCGAGTGGTTTATTGTAGATCCACGTTTTTTTCACCATGTCCAGCAATTCGCCAGCCTCACCGGAAATGCCGACCGCGGCGTGCAGTGTGCGGCCAATCACATCATCCGGCTTGACGAATAACTTGCGAACGTTGGCGTGGAAGTCTTGTTCGTTGAATTGGCTCATGCTTTAGCTTTCTTTGGCTTTGCAACGTAGTGATGCTCACAAGTAACAACAGGACACCAGCCGCAAAGCGCGTGCTTCTTCGGCCTGAATTCTTTCCGATCAAATGCAGCCTCAAACTTGGCGTATTCATCGCGCCAGTATTGCCAATGCCTATCACTATCGCACGCCTCGTAATGCTCACTTACTTTTACGCCGTGCTCCAAAAACATCAAGTGACAATCGAACTCTTGAATTTCAGGATGACGCGCACTGAATAGCAAAAACATCAATTCGAGTTGCTTGGTATCCGGATAATTTTTGCCGCCAGTCTTCCAGTCAATCACAATCGCTTTGTTGGCGCGCGATGAAATGATGCACAAGTCAGCGATACCATGCGCCCATACTCCAGCATCGGAAAATCCGCATGGCTCAAGTTCTCGCGTTACGCCCATTTTGATTTCAACGTACTTTTCGCCGTCGATAGCATTAATCTTTTCAATGGTCGGCCTAAAGCTATCGTAGGCATCCGGCAAGCAAACCCCGTCGTTGAGATAATCCTCAATCGCAGAATGAACCGCTTTGCCGTGTATTGTGTGAATCGTATCCACGAAAGGATAATTCTTCAAAACCTTGATCTCGTGATAGCGGCGAGGACAGCCTTGAAAATCCTTCATTGAACTGAATGACCAGACGATTTGTTTCATACCCCATGCTCCTTTTTACTTTTCTTCAGTTCGAGGTATTTCCCGTAAGCTGCGCTCTTTGGCTGCGTAAGCCCAAGTCCCTTACACCACCAATCATTGCGCAACAGGACTTTACACATGCGCCTCCACGACGGCGCCCAATACTTCTTTTCCAGTTCTGGCGGCGCAAAATCTGGGATTCCTGTTCTGTACCCTCGCATGTGCCAACCTTCTATCCACGAACGAAATCGAATCAGGTAATGCTCTCGCGTAATCGCCGGCATGGTCGCCAAAAGCAAATTACAAAATGACCTCCATGTGTGCCCAGGCGGAAGCGTGATCTTGTTGTATCCAGTTACGTTTCCGCGCTCCTCGATATAGAGAGCGCCACTGTTCGCCCCATTAACGCGCGCAACGACGCGCCCCCATGTTTGGGGTTCGATCAAGTGATAAAGCCATAGACCGCGCTTCTGATCATCCCCATACGGCTGGCACAATCGCATCATATGAAGCGACACGCCGGCCAGGTGCATTCTGTCATAAACAGGGTTGTGCGGCTTGTCATTGAATACTGCATGAAACTTCCAAATGTCCGTTACATGCCAATCGTAAATCGGATAAATATTGAACGCCTTATCGATAACCAAAGTCGTCCAGCTTTTCCCGAAATGCGTTTCCTTTTTGCTTGACGCGATCGTTCTGTAACGATTCAGGCTTTCGTCTGTTCGGATTCCGATGAATGCAGCCGTATCACAACCATCTCCGTACCATGCGGCAAACAATTCAATGAATTCCTCGAACTCCATCCTAGGCTCGAAAAAATCAAAGAATGCCGGATCGGAAATGACTCCCAATCGCTTCGGCATGGGACGAACCCAATCGTCCTCCCGCTCAGGGTCCCAGGCGCACCAGACAGGCTCATAATTGCTCACAGAGTTACGAAGTTTAATCGGCAAGCACACCCAATACGGAATGATATGCTCGGAATATAGGTCAAACATTTCCTCGGCATGTTTGATTGTCAGTTGATATTGCGCCTCAAGATCGATCAGCAAAACGCCAACTTTCCTGTTGCGCTTGATCGCCTCTTCCATGACAAGGTGTAGCATCACGCTTGAGTCTTTTCCGGCGCTGAAACTGACATAGATTTTTTCAAAGTGATCAAACGTGTACTTGACGCGATCACGCGCAGCTTGCAATACATCTACGCCAGATTGTATTTTACGAAGCGCCATGTCAATATAACTCCGCTTCGGTACGGCCAATGGCGTCACATAGCATAACTTGATTTTTGCCATTGGCAGCAAGCCACTTGTTGAGATACTTCACAGCCATTTGATCGGCCGCGTATTTTTGTTCTTGCGTCAAAAGCTGATACCCGCCACGGCATCCGGACGGAATGCCAAGCGCGTGAGCAACAGACGCCTGCCCAAGCCACGCCACACGATTCATGCGCTCGTTGCTAAGATAATGTTCGCACGAATGCTTCCATTCGGACGTGATGGTTTTCAGCGAATCCTCAAACTTCGATAGATCCGATAAAAAATCATGGTACGCTTGCTCGCCTTCATCTTGCGTCATCCCATCGCGAGGCCGCTCCGCATAGAAGCCGGCGCGGTAGCATTCCCATTTTTCCCATGTGTGCAAAATACGGCCGTTGTCTTTCGCTTCGTAATCCTCGATCACATCGGAAAGGATTTCGCCGCCTGCACCGTTGTCTTGGCCGATTTCCCACGCTTGCGAAAATTGCTGATCCTTAAACGCTTCCGCCAGACCGGTAATTTGGCAGAGCCGCAAAATTTCATCCGCGTCCATCCCCAATTCTTTCGCAATGCGATCTTCAGACCAATTACGACGTTTCAACTCGATAACGATTTCCGACATCGCTTCAACGCGGTGCTTTCCCCTGGCTCGGTTATGACGGATCGTTGCAGCCATCCGGTCGCTCAATCCGAGTCTATCCGAATTGATAATAACCAACGGCAAGTAGCCATGAATACGTGATTGGATAACCTTGCTTTCCTTTCCAACGCGGTGCCGGTGGAATCCGTCAACAACCTCATAATTTTCTTCGTTGATCCAGGCGATCAACGGCATAAGGAAAGCGCTGAGCGAATATAGCCCGTTCAAAAAAGAACCGGTTGATTGCGTTCAATGGATCAAGCACGAGTCCGTAATTGCCAATGAATACAATCCGAATTCAGTTGCGCCACCTGAAATGAAATTGCTTGAACACTCAATTCAAGAGGACGGATATACGCAGCCGATTGTATCTTGGATCAACGAAGAAAAAGAAAGTGGTTGAAGTCGCTGCGCCGGTCACGGTCACATCCTATAAGGGATTTGATCCAGACATGAAATGCCGGGGTCATCAATTCGAGATCGGCAAGACCTACGAACATGCTGGAAATGTCGAAGCGTGTAGTTCTGGCTTTCACGCCTGCGAATACCCGCTTCACGTGTTCCGCTACTACCCGGCCAACAAATCACGCTTTGCCGTAGTCGAGCAATCAGGCCAGATCAGCCGCCACGACGAAGATTCAAAGATCGCCAGTTCGCATATTGCAATCAAAGCAGAGATCGACATTGCTGGCCTGATTAAAGCCGCGATCAAATACACGATGGACCGCTGCACTCCAGCCGATGGCGCGACTAGCGACAAAGAAAATACGGTCGTTTCCGCCGAAGGAAAGAACAAGAGCGCCACGGCTTCAGGCTACTACGGTGCGGCCACGGCTTCAGGCAACTACGGTGCGGCCACGGCTTCAGGCGACTCCGGTGCGGCCACCGCTTCAGGCCGAAACGGGAAAGCCAAGGGCAAAGAAGGATGTGCGCTGTTCCTCGTTTATCGCGATGCCGACTGGAAAATCATTCACGCAAAGGCAGCAATCGCAGGACAAGACGGCATAAAACCTAACGTTTTCTATCGCTGTAATGAATCCGGCCAACTCGTTGAGGCCGTAGCATGACCGCGCAAGCAATTTATCAGGATTGACGACACTGCTTGCGCCCTTAAGTGCGCGCTTCGTTAGTCGTCAAGTAGTAAGACTGCCGTGTTCTGAAATCGGCTCAGTAATACCGCGCTGGCGTTGTTTTAAAGCGGTACTCCAACTTACAAGGAGCTAAAATGTTTGATCCAGTTATAGCCGACTTGATGCGGCATCTCAGAGAGTGCGATGAACG